GCATCAGAACTGTTGAGACCTTGAGAAGTTGATAATTGGTCATACAAGTTATAAACCTTGGACAACGACTTACTGTTGAGAACATTTTCTTTAAATTCTCTCAAAGATTTTTTAAATTCTTTTTCATTCCTATAGGATTCTATAAGATTTTTTTCAATAATGGATTTTACTTGTCCGAAAGTCATTTTTTGTATTTTCAAATAAATATTATGAATTTAATAACTTATCCAATTCTTTTGAAATTTCTCCCAAAGATTCTCTAGCTTTTCCTAAATCAAGGAATTCGTCCCCTTCAATCATGTTGTTTTCAACTAAAATGTTAAAATCTTTCTTTTTGGATTCAGGTGTTACTCCAGCCTCTGCTCCTCCTGTTTCTGCCGGTGGTGGTGGAGTTTCTCCTCCCGCTGGTTCTGCGGCTGGTTCAGGTAATTCAGGTGTTGACCCACCACCTCCGAATGAAGGTAACGGACTTTCAATTTCCGTTTCAGCACCTTGTGTTTGAGTTGTTCCTGTAGTTGTGCCGTAAAGCTTATCAATGTTATCAAAGAATCCTGTCTTAGTGATTACTGTTGCAGTTGCTTTAAGTTCTTCACCAACAGCCCTTTCAATTCTTTGTTGTTGTAAATCAAGTTTAACTTCTTCATCAGACCAACCAAAAATATGTTTCTTAGCCCAAGTTGATGATGTTGCTTGTATACCATTTCCTGGGTCGGCAACTAAATCTTTATATAATAAAACTTTCTCTTTCCAAACATCAATCTTCAACAAGTCAGCTTGAGTTGATGGGTTTGTTAAACCTAATGTAAAGTTAGATAGTTCGTCTTCGAAACCTAATAAGAAAAGATGAATAATCGCAATCTTATTTAGTTCCGCCAACATACTCTTTTGAATACGGTTAATCGTTCTAGCAAATCTAATATCTTGTAATGATAAGTTTTTACCATCACCAACAACTTCTTCAAAACCTAAGAATGCTTTAGGAACACGAAGTGCAGTTAAAAGTTTCTTTTGAATGTATTCAATATCGGCAATCTCTGATAGGTTTGTTGCACCTGGTAATGTATCAATTGGCATTGGTGCCGCAGGGTCACGAACAGGAACGAAATAGTCTTGGTCAACAGCCATTTGGTTAAATCTCATATCAACGTTACCTGTCTTACTATCAACAATTTGTTCTCTTTTGAACTTATTGGCAACACGCTGAACGTATGCTTCAACATCATCATCATTCATGTTTCCTACGAATACTTTGAACACTCTTCTTTCAGGTGCTCTTGATGTTCTATATATCAACATTGCATCCTCAGATAACAATAATTGTTTCCAAATTCTTCTTGCTTTTTCCAACATTGAAGTTCCGTATGGAAGTTTTCTATCGTCACCTAATAATCTGAAGTGAGCAATTTCCCATGTTTGGAATTCCATATTTTTGTTCTTCCATGTAAATGTAAGAGCCTTGTTTGGTTCAGTTTTTTCTATCGAAACTGAAATCTTTTGGCTAGCACCAACTTCATGTCTTTCAATTTCAATAGTTGGTAACTGCTGACATCCAACAATACCTTTTTCAGGGTCCAATTTCAAATACACAAAGTTATCACCATACTTACAAGTGTTTCTTGTCCACATTGGTAAGTTGGTGTTAATATCCAAAGCATTGTTAAATAAATCTGCAAGAACTGATTTTATTCTTTTTGATTCAGAATAGATTTGAAGAATGAATCCATCTTCATTAGTCGTAGTAGATTCTTCGGCATAAATGTCTAAAGCGGCGGAAATTTCAGGAGTATACTCCATAGATTCATAATCATACTGAGCGGACAATCTTGATGGCTCATAATAAATTGCTTGTGAATAAAGATTGTTTTCAACCTTAGTCCACTGGTTTCCCAAATAATAAGTTTGTTGTGCTTGAAGTTTTTCCTTCTCGTATTCTTCCCTACTTTTTGTGCGTAATATTTCTTTTTTATCAAACTTAAAAGTCGGATAATCTTGACCTAAAAGGGAATTAGGTCCGAAAGTTTTGGATAGTCGTTGCCAAACCGTTAAATTCTGTTCTGCCATGATACAATTTTACTTAATACTTCGATAATATAAATACTATCAAGCCCCAAATAACCACTTATATGTTTCGTAGTCTTTTTTAGATGGACCATTATTATAACCTCTCGCATCTTTACCCATTTGTGGAACCATCGGATTGAAGAAATCAGAAGTGTTTTTATTTTCATGAACGTTACTTGTCCAAGAATTTAACATGGCTTTTGTATGATTTGTAACTTTAGTTAAAGATTGAAAGGATTTTTCTGCAACATAAATCGCCATAGAAATACCCATAATACAGTCATCATGATGACCTTTTTGGTGGTCAGGTCTTCCGTTAACATAAATGAAAGTATTCATTTCATTGTATAATCTATTCGAATAAATTTTAAATTCATGTCTTGCAGCTTCTTCTAACGCAGCAATAATTTGAACCCTCTTACTGTTGAAATTTATCCCAGGTATTTTTTCATTCAACTTAGGGTCCCATTTCCATTTGTTAGACGTATCAACGTTATCAACGTATAATCCACCTCCATAAGACAGTTCCTGTAGTTTTCTTGCAGTCGAAACACCCATACCTCCTGTGATATCGACAACACAATAGGCGTTATACATAGTTCCCCACTTATAAGCAATCTCAGCAATTACATCAGGTGGAACCTTTCCAACATATTCCAAAACTTGTTCTCTTTCGTCAAAATCAATAATTTGAATACAGGAGAAGTCTTCAGAATCTCCACGGGATACGTCGACACCCATCACATATTTGTGACCATTCACCGGCTCTTTGAAAATCCAAAGTGACCCTCCCATCAGTTTTGCCGATGGTTCTCTCAGCATGTTTTTTGCAATATTTTGCATCAATTCGGATTCAAATACGTTATCACCCGACCCCAAAAAGTTACATTCCAATTCTTGGGCAACTTTACGTCTATCGTATTTGAGTTTTTTAACCATACTTTCAAACCAAGCAGAACATGGTTTATATCCTTGTTCTATGTAGTCTGTGGTTACACTATGGTCTCTGTCGTATGGATTTTCTGTGGATAAATCTACCACGGCGTCTTTCGGATATTCTTCTCTATTCAACAAATAATGAACTAAATCATTTGTCTTAACCATATACAAATCTCTTGTATATCTCGGGTCACGATACCAAAACATCTCAGATATTTTGAAATCGTTCATGTTTCTTAACGATTGGTCGTAAATTTCATAGTATATTGGGTCGTAACCGTTCGGTGTAGAAACAACAATAACTTTACCCCCCGTAGATAGTGAGGCCATACACGCTGACCAAAAGTCCCCATCAGCCTCAATGAACGCCGCCTCATCAAAAATAAGGATGGTAGGGGTATAACCTCTCAAGGCATCCTTTGATGTTGCCACAGCTTTCACTTCACAGTCATTCGTTAGTTTGAAGTGTCTTTGAGAATTTTTTTCTTTTGCAAACGTAACTCCAACCCATGCTGGCCATTGCTCAGTAAAACCTCTGATTTTGTTGGCCATCTCTACAGATGTATCCAATTTGTTGGCAATGATTAGAATTTTCTCGGGTTTTTGTTTTTTAGCAAATACAAGTTTTTTAGACGCCCAAGCTGCTGTTACTGTTGACACACCTGCCTGACGATATTTCAAAGCGATGTTTTCATTAAATTTATCGTAATCCTCAATAAGACTTACTTGGTCAGGGAAAAGGTCTAATGGAACATACTTTGATACTGTATTATCGTATGTTTGTAAATAAGTTCGAAGCGCATAAGGAGTGTTCCTCATACATTTCGTAACTTCTATAATTAATTGTTCTTTAGTCACAAATTATTATTTGGGTCTAGATATGCCCAAACTACTCAGAAAATCATCTAAATCATCCTCATCATCTTCATCAGAATCAATATCTTCTTCCTCTTTGTAATCCTCAAATTCTGATTTCATATTAATAGCCTCTTTCATTATTTCTTCAAATTTTGAAGTTGCTTTTTTAATTTTTGACTCATCTTCTGAGATGGCATTTCCTATAATTTCCAAGAATTCTTGTGCCGGTATTTGGTATAACAAGATATGGAACCAGTTTATTAGACCTTTGTTTGATTCATCAAACATTGAATCTGGTAGCGCGTTTCTGAGTCTTTCAACAATCTCAGGTCCTATTCTTAGTTGCATTGGTTCGTTAGCCAAAGTATCAACTTGTGATTGAACTTTTTGACGTAAACCTGGTTCCTTCGGTAATCCATGTCTACCTTTGGCTTCCTCCAACCCTTTTATTATTTCATGACATAATATTGGGAATATTAAACCAGTTGCACTGATTTTTGTATCTGGTGCACCTTCACCACTTTCTTCACCGCCCTCTTCATCTTCATCGGCATTACTCAATTTAACTTTTCCAGCAACACCTTGTCCTGTCTGACTCATCATCTCAATCATTTGTTCCATGGTAAAATACATGAAATCGTTGATTGCCATAATACCTAGATAATCTCTATATAACGATGGGTCTATTTCATCCAATCTCGCCTTTACTGAAGGTTTCTGAAAAATGTAATGACCTTTTTTTGCAGCACCTTGGATAATTGCATTGATAATATTTCTCTTGTGTTTTTCAAGTTCTAATTGTTCTTCATCTGTTAAATCTTCAACATCAAATGAAGGTATTTCAAGTTCGTCTTTTTCTTCCTCATCTTCTTCCTCATCATCTTCAGGCTCAAATCTGCAATCCCCTGTATCAGGTTGACCTAATTGAGCATCAATTTGATATCTTCCTTCAGGAACTTCTCCCTCTTCTAAAGAAGCTTCGACGGCTAATTGTTCAAGTTCTTCTTTATGAGCCGCTTCAATTCTCATAATATTTGGGAGTCTTCTCATCATTTCACTATAAATCATCCCTTGAACTTGTTGAGAACTAATATTTCTGTTTCCAACAACCTCTTTTAACTTATCAGCAACTTTACCAAATCTTTGACTTACAAGTCTCTGCACATCAGCAGGACCTTTTTTCATTGCTGGATTTTGAGCGTAAAGATTTTCAGGACTACCTAATTTTCTCTCCAAATTTGGGTCCATTCTTTCTTGTCTTCCACCGTAATCTATTTGTTCTTTTATCTTTGCCATTTTTATTTACGTAATAATTTAATA